TTTCCGCCAAAGAATCCTTTCTTTTCAAGGTCTAGATCCAAAGATCTCTGAGACTCTAAGATAGCAGGATCGTTTGCCTTGTATTCAATTGTATAACCTTCTTTTCCTGCAGTAATCTTATATGAAGTATACGGACCAGATGGGATGTTAATAGTAGGAACCTCAGCGACTTTCGGTTCGGGTGGTCGTCTAATCAGATGTCCCAGGACACCGATATGTGCAACAGCGATGACACCACCAACACTAATAGCAGCCCATTTGATACGTGACATGATTACCTCTTAGGTTCAACAGCAGATACAACAGGGGGTTCATCATCCTTTTTCTTAGTTGCTGCTTTACCATTGCCACCACCTGCTTTAGCAGGACTGAGGCCAAAGGCAGCTAAGGAGCCGGAGAACACCGATGCGATGAAGGTAGGATCAAAATCTAAGATTTTGTTTCCGTTTGGAAGTCTTACATAAGAGAATGTAAGGAGAGAGGCAGACCAAATCAATACTACAACTTTGACTAGATTACCAAGGACTTCACTTTTATCTTCATCGTGGTCTTCCTTCTCTACTTTGGGCTTGGTATCTGCCATTAGTAGAGTAGCAAGGCAACTTTATTTATAATTTTTTATCAAACGGTTCCCAGTGTTCCCATCCATACTTATGCACTAAGTGCATTCCAATGATAGGAACGAATACAAGAAAGAACCCCATGACGCCAAGGCACCAAGGGGTTTGCATAACAGATCTAACCAGGAGCTGAACGTGACTCATTTTGGAAATACTCGGGTAGTGGACATCCTTTGAATTCGTTTATCTCATTGACCGACAAGACAAACATGGTGACAAATCCGAGGCAGAAAGCAAACAGCATCTGTGGGAAGTTATAGTTTCCCATGTAAGCAGTAGGGTCAGGTTCATCATCATGTGGATGAAGGTGCTTTGCTATCTCTTTTATTCTTTTTTGTTTTTCCTTCTCTTTGTCATCCATTTTAACCTCGGTATCTACCTGGCCATGTTAATTGCATTCCAGCAATTAGCACTGTAATAAAAGTTACTACAAACAATAAAGTCATGCTGGATAATCCCAATCAGTAATAAGGTCCACTTTATGCTGTGGTCCCCAACCACCTGGATAAATGTAAGGCACCGTCCTGATAGGACACTTATCACCAACACATAATAAGTCATCAACAATTCTCCAAGACTCCAAGACTTCCTCAGAGTGAACAAAGTGTGACTGATCTGCATTCAATGCATCATACAAAAGTTTTTCATAACCATCTACACCCAACCAATCTGGGTATCGGTGAGTAAGTGTTGCAAGTTCAACATTCTCACCCATTCCTGGAGATTTAACATCAATCTGAATATCAAGGTGAGCATGTGGTTGTAAACGCATAACGATACGACCTGGAGTTTCACCTTCAAACAATCCAACAGGTGGTGCCTTGAGTTTGACAACAACTTCAACACACTGGTATGGCATCTTCTTGCCACTCATGAAGTAAAAAGGAACTCCCTTCCAACGCCAGTTATCAATGTAAATATCACCAGCAACGAAGGTAGGAGTGTGACTGTTAGAATCAACGCCCTCTTCAGATTTGTACCCTTCATATTGTCCAAAGATAGTTTTGTGTCCCAACCTAGTTGCAGAAAGAACTTTTGTTTTCTCTCTACGAATCTCTCTTGCATCCATTCTGCATGGTGCTTCCATGGCAATAAGAGAAAGAACCTGAAGCATATGGTTCTGTAGCATGTCTCTGACTACACCAGCACCTTCATAGTATTGTGAACGTCCATCACAACCAAGTGTTTCGGTTGCATAGATTTGAACTTCTTCTATATACTCCCTGTTCCAAAGTGGTTCAAGAAGAATATTCCCAAAACGAGTAGCAAGAATATTGTTGACAGTATCTTTACCAAGATAATGGTCAATGCGATAAACTTGTTTTTCGCGTAGATGTCTCCCCACCACAGACTGTAGATGATTAGCAGATTTAAGATCGTACCCAAAGGGTTTCTCGATAACCACTCTGGAGTGATCTGGGTCATCAAGGAACCCAGCTTCTTTGAGATTGATAATAGCATTTTCGTATCTCTCTGGAGGAACAGATAAGAAGTATGTTGTATCCGCACTCTCATCATGAAGAATTGAAAGACTATCTTGGTTGTCCAAATCACAAGACCTGAAGTCTAACCAATGAATAAACTCTATTGGGTAGTCACCAAGATGCTCCAACCAAGATTCTCTAGTGTGTTCTCTACGGGATGCACCAACAATCAAGAGTTCCTTTGGGAGAAGTTCTTTCTTCCAAAGTTCATAGAGTGCTGGAATCAGTTTTCTCTTGCATAGATCTCCAGTAGCACCGAAGATTACTATACGTCTAGTGAGCGGTTCCATTTCCATCGTATTTGTCCGTTTCGTAGTAGTCATTTTCACCTTTTCGTACCCCGAAATATATCGTGGAAAGTACAAAGGGTATTGAGATCCATGCAAGAACATTAGCGAAATTCATCTTTCTTCTTAACTATTGTTTTCGTTGAGACCTAAACTCTTTAGATACTCATGCCACCATGTTATCTTTTCTTTTTTCCATTGTGGAACTGGACGACCTACTTCAGAATAATACTCATAAAGAGCACTATCGATAGTCTGTGAGATCTCCATATTCCTCTTCCTCTTCGTCAACGTCTGCATATGGATTCTCCAAGAAAGGTCCTCGTTTTCGTGATGGTTCTTTTCTGACATAATCCGATTCAGTATTTACGGCAGAAATCCATACTGCTAATTTCATCACTATGTAGATAACTACTAGTGGTGCAAAACATAATAACAGAGTTAACTGATACTTCATCTTACGTCATGACCCCCGAACATTGCTCTCATACCATTCAAAATTTTGTTTGCAAACCGTCCAAGTCTTCTGGACTCAAATCTTGAGTAGAGAGCAGTAGTAATAACAGGGGCTGGAACACCGAGATCCACAGCACTGTGAACAGTCCAACGACCTTCACCAGAGTCTGATACTCCCCCATCGTACTTGCCAAGCTCTCTATCGCTGCGTAGTACAGTAGCGGTAAGATCGAGTAACCAAGAACCAACCACAGAACCACGACGCCAAAGTTCAGCCACTTCAGACACGTCAATATCATATTGATAGTCTGCCGGATTTTCCATCGGAGCAACCTCAGCATCGCCCTCTTTAACATAAGCTGACCCAGCATTAGCTTCATGCAGGATATTGAATCCTTCTGCGTATGCTTGCATAATGCCATATTCAACTCCATTATGGACCATTTTTACAAAGTGACCAGCTCCAGGAGGTCCACAATGCAACCAACCATGTTCAGCAGAAGTCTCATGACTTAATGGATCAGTGCGAGAGGCAGATCCAATACCTGGCGCGAGTGCCCTGAAGATAGGAGAACAGATGGATACTGCAGTATTTGAACCACCAACCATAAGACAGTATCCACGCTCCAGACCGTAAACACCACCACTAGTACCACAGTCAAGATATTGGATGCCCATTTTAGACAACCGTTCTGCCCTGCGTCTAGAGTCCTTAAAATTGGAATTGCCATGATCAATAATAATATCACCCTCCACACAAAATTGTAATAACTCATTAAGTGTGTCCTCTACTGTTTCCGCTGGTACGACCATCATATAAACGCCAGGACCTTTACCACCGACTACCTGAACAAGGCTTTTAATAGAAGTGGTATATCCACTGATATAACCCTTCTCATATTGCTCTTCAGCTTTTTTAACATTGTTACGATACCCATGAACTTCAATACCTGATTTGATCATACGGCGGGACATGCCTTCGCCCATCCTACCAAGTCCGATTAGTCCTACTTTCATTGTACCCTCTCTAAAATTCTTAGCATTCCGTCAGCATAACCGACTAATGCAATCGTTCCTAATATAAAACTAATTGCTGTTGCACGGCGATTGTGTTTTGTCATCGCAGCATCAATCATCTCCTGAACTTCCTTTTCGGTAGTATAATTTGGCGGCGGTGGTAGTTTTTTAAATCGATGTCCAATTGACATTAAATCATCTCCATAGCATCATAAAGTTCTTTTGAATGGTGTAACTCATCATTAAGAATCTCAAGTATCTTGTCATCATGACCATTCAAAGCAAGATACTTTGCATAAGTCTCTGCTGCATGAATCTCTACCTCGTAGGAGAGATGGTAAGCAGACCTAGGAGCCAGCCAGTAATAAACCACGTTGACCCAATAGTAGATAAGTACAAGGTGTCTGGCGAAAGCACGATCCACCCAATAAGCACTA